GAATAAGCTAATAGAAATAGAGGACTTGAAATTGTCAAAAGTACAAATTCGTCCTTCCAGTCTGATTTTTGATTCTCTGCAATTTTGCCAGAAAACTCTATTTCACCCCTCTTCATTTTTTCTATGTGAAGAAGTTTAGCTTCTGACATTGCAACGTCAGCTGCTTTTTTATTCTTGTATATTTCTAGTCCAGATTTTAAACCTTGACCTAATAAACCCCAAGGAACCATACTAGTACCACTTAGCTGTTCTTTGCTTTTCTTTTAACATTCGTTTTTGTCCACCAACTTTTTCCATTTGTGTTTCAGTTGGATTACTAACTTCGACTTCTACGCCGCCTTTAGCATAACCATCTTTGTTAACAAATTGTTGGAAGTTAACTTGGTTTCTATTTTTTCCTTTTTGCATTTCGCCTCCTTGACATTCCTGCCTCGCTTAATGCGATGGCAATTGCTTGTTTTCTAGACTTCACTTTTGGTCCTTTTTTAGAACCAGAGTGTAGTTTACCCTTTTTAAACTCTCTCATTACTTTTGCAACTTTTTTTGTTTTATTATCCATATTTATCCTTAAAATTGACGACTAAGATTAAATCCTATACCATAATCATCTGTATTTAAATTATATTGTCCACCAACATTTACATTACCAATAGGTGTATCAAAGGTTCTAGAACCCATAATTGAATTAATTCCATCAAAATCAGTAAAGTAACTTATTCCTGGAGCTAACCCAATGCCTGCAGATTGATTAATTTTACCTAAATCATTTAAATTAGTTTTAGCCTGATAACTAACTGGTCCAATATTTGCGCCTCCTGCTACCATTAATTCTGGATCAGTTTGTCCTGCAATATAAAAAGGTCCTTTGTCAAGAACAACCATATCACTTACTGTTTTAATATTATCTTTGTCATATCCAGTAGTTCTAGCAAGCCTATCTTTTAAAGTTCCAATATCAGAATCAGAAATTGATTTAGTTATGTCAATATAATCTTTAACTGTTTTTTCTTCAGGCTTAATTGTTTGATATCCTCTAAGAGCTAATCCTAATCTAGGATTAATTAAACTTAATAACAATCCACCTATTCCTCTTAAATCTTTTCCAAAGCTTCTTTGATAGCCGTAATCATAACCACCACCAGTAAAATAATCTTTAATTGCATTTAAACCACCTCTTGGTTTAGAAGCTGCTACATATCCTGCATATGGATCTGAATTTCCTCCATCTCCTCCACTAAATGAAGTTGTAGCATTATAACCGCCACCGTATCCTGATGGTCCTGGGTTATTTATTCCGCCTCGTCCTAAATCCATATTATTGTCCTTGTATTTCCACTTTTTTAGCTCCCATTTTAGCTAAACTAACACCAGCACGTAATTGTGCAAGTCTTTCGTTCTGTTCCAACTTTTCATCTTGAGTTTGTTGGTTCATCATAGCCTTCATTCGGTCTAAATTAATTCGTTCTTCATCAGTTTGCTTCTTACGTTCGTTTTCCATTGCTCTAAGATCAACTTCTCGAGCTTTTAACTTCAATACTGGGTCAGTATCCATCTGAGAAGTGATTTTATTTTCTTCTTCAGCAAAATCTTTGCTCATTTCAGCAATCAATTGTGATTTTCTTGCTTCAATTGTCATAATTATCTGTTGCATACGCTGTTGAATCTGTGGATTTGGTCCCATTTGTTGCATTTGCTGTTGTAAAATTTGCATTTCTTGTAATTCTTGCACAAATTCCATCTGAACTTGCTCTTGTGACATTAAAGAAATGTGTTCAAGTATGTTTTTTTGAATAGAAGCCATCACAATTGGATTATTTTTTACCATATTGAGTGACATAAAGTTTAAATGTGCCTCAATGTGAGCTCTATGATTCTGTCCAGGGAATGCTTGGAACGATCCACCACCTAATGCAGTGATATGTTCTAATGCTGGGTCCATTGGTTGAGGTTGTTGAGGCGGTGGTAATATTAAATCTATGTTTTTTACACCTAAAGCTGAATACATATTTCTGTATGCTTGATACAAGTTATGCATTTTAGGATTAGAACTTGCCAATTGCAGTTCCGTTTGGGCGATAGTGATCCTTTGTGTTTGAGAAAAGATATTTGGATCTGCAACCGGCAAGATATCTATCCTTGCATCAAAGTCAGCAGATTTGATTTCTCTAGTTCCGCCAACTACGTCGTAAGGATAAACTGGTGGTAAGTATGTTTTAAATACTTCTGACAATAAAACAAATTCTTGTTTTAAAGCCGCATAAATTCTCTTGTGTATTGCAGACATTACCCGCGATCCACGCTCCAATAATGCTACGGTTGTACCTACAGGCGCTTGTTGGTTAGCATCACCGACTTGCATATCAGCAATGGACGCGAACCGTTGGCCCGCTGCAACTACGATACCTAATAATTGTAATAATGTTGGTGATGGTTCTTTAAATGGTAAAGGCATAAACGAATCTCGTAAATTGCCTCCTGGAGCATCTACATCTCTAAATTCTCCTGGTTGTAATGGTTGTGCATCGTCTCTAACTCTAATTCCTCTTGTCTTAAATCCAGCAGGCAGATTTGATAATGTTCCAGCATCAAGAAGCTGCCTTAAGGCTGTCGTAGCTGTTCTTGATAATCCACCGATCATATGAATCAGCCCGAAACCATAAAAACCTAGTCCAGGTAAAAATCTAAAATGTACGAAGTATTGAATTTTTCTTTTTAATGAATCTCCTGCTCTAAAGTTTCTTCTGATTGCCAATACTTCTCTTGATCCTTCTTCGATTGTAACAACGTATGGTAATTTAATTCCAGTTGGTTCACCATCTTCTCCAACATCTTCAAATCCTTCTAGATCTAAATTAACGTGGCATTCTAATAAAGTATAAATGTCATCTTGCTTTTGTTGTTTGACTCCTTCTAGTTCTTGTTCTTTCTTAGTCACATCATCAGTTTTCATTTGTGGTGCGCCTAGATCAATGTCTCTATAGAATCCACCAACTTGTTGTTTACGTAATTCGTTCTCTGACATTTTAATGATGTGAACGATTGATTCTGCATCATCTAATGAAGTTGCAGAATATGGAACGACTAAATCATCTGCTGGCACAAATTTAGAAACGGCTCGTCCTAACAAATCATCATAATAAACTTTTTTAAATGTTGAACCTGCAAGTGGTAAGTAAAATAACATTTGATCAAATTCAGATTCATATTCTTTCATCTGATCCATAATTTGATAATTCATAAAGTCTTTAACTCTACCTGCTTGGTCTTCTTTTTCTTTTGTGACTACTCCAAGGATTTGAGTTCTTACTGGTCCATCAGCAGGTAATAATTCTTTGTAAGCTTGTGCTTGAAATTGTGTAACCGCTTCTGCAAGAACGGGGTGAGTTGCACCTGATGCACCTCTGAACGGTTGTGTTCTTTCAACATATCTAAATCCTAATAAGTCTAAACCTTTTGTATAAGTTTGTTCCCAGTCTGCTCTTGAAGTTTTAAAATCTGTGTAGTCGTCAACTAATTTTGAACCAAGTTCCATCAAGATATCTTCATTTAAGATATCAGCTAAGTTTGTGTAATGATCTTCAGATTGTTCTTGGCTTCCAAGATTAGGGTCAAATGAAACGGTTGCACCACCGTCATCTTCTGCTTGAATCTGAACGGGTTGATCTTTTAGTTGTTCGGATATTTTTTCCGTTACAACTTCTTCGATTTCGCCTGAACCAGGCAATTCTACCTGTGTCTTGTTTTTACCAAGCTCTGATAAAGTCTTGTCTATCGCCATATTTCATTTTACCTTTTTTTAAATAAAGTTGCAAGTCCGTCAGCCATTGGACCTCTTTCAGGTGGTATGGTATCCGTTAAACCACCATCAGCATATTCACCATAATCACCAAAATCTCTAGCTTCGTCTGCTAAAGCTTCAGCTCTTCCTTCTGCTTCACGAACTGCACTAGAACCTTTAGTGTCTTTAGGCATTGGCTTACCTTCAATGTTCGTTACGTCTTTTGCATAATTTTCTAAGTACTTAGAATCACCACCTAATATTTCTTCTATGTTTTCTACGACTTGTGCATCATAGTCTACGTTGCCATCTGGATCTGCATAAACAGGTGTTGTATCCGTAGCTTGGAAATCACCTTTAAATTTAGTTCCATCTTCTAAAGTTGATGGTGGACTATAGTCAATTCCAAACTGTTGGCCGTATTCGTTCTTACCTGTAATTTCAATTCGACCATCGTCGTATTTTAAAACTTCAACATCAGGTAAATCTGGATCTGTAATTTTAGTAATGTCTTGATCTATTTTTTCTGCTCTATCTGCATTTTTAGTTATGAATTTTTGAACAAAAGTAGGAAACCAATCAGGCATATTAGTTGAAGTATTTCTAAGTTGTTTAATACCTTCAACTACGTCAGCTCCTTCTTTTGCTAAGAAAGGTAATAGCTTTGCCATTAGTGGTGTAGACAAAATGCCACCCAATAGTTTTAATAAATTTCGTTTACTCGGATCCATCTTGTTCCTTCCTGTCTTGATAAGCTTTATATAAATCGTAAGCTGTTAGACCAGCACTTAATGCTAAACCAGGTAGTCCAGCAAACCTACTTATACCTGCAATGGTTCGTGGGTTCAATCCTAATCTTAAAACTTTACTTAATATTCCTGGTGCAGCTTCACCACTCTTAGTTATGACTCCAGTTGTTTTTGCTAAAGGTTCCATAAAAGCTAAACTTAAGTATGGACTATCTATTAATGGTTTAGCTGCTGTCATTGCTTTTCCACCAAAACCCATATCAAAGAATTCTTCCTTTTCTTGTTCTTCAAGTCTTGGCATTAATACTTCTGATGCAGAAGCACCTTTACTAATCTTATCTGCCATCCTAGTAACTTCATAAGGTATCACTACACCAGGTGTTCCTGTTGCAGTTAGTACCTTACCTAATCCACCAGTGATTCCGATTGCAGATCTAAATTTACCACGGCCCAAGGCTCTTGCTTCATTGTAACCTCTTGGTATTTGTGTAGCTCCTGCAGCTGCACCTGCTGCCATAATATAATTTCCATAATTTTCTAAATTAACTTTTTGTTCTTCATTTGATGGATATGTTTCAGGATTGTATTCATCAAAAGGTTTTACATTAATGTTTTGACCTAAAGCTTCTAATTCTCCTAACGGAGCTACTTGTGGTTTTGTTTCTGCGGCTTCTAAAGGTGTAAATGCATTTTTAACTGCTTCATATGCACCATAACCTATTACAGGGGCTGCGGTAATTCCTAAGATTCTTGGATTTTTAGATTGTCTAGCTAAGTTAACTATCTTAACAAAATTAGGATTTATTTTTAAATTTGTTTTTGCTTCTGGTAAAGTTAATACATCTTTTGGAACTTCAAACGAATAACCTTTTTTTTCATACACATCATCAAACAAATCAGTTAGTTCGTCAGGTAATCCGGAATATCTTTCAACAGTTTTTGAAGGAGGTTCTAAACTTAATTTTAGACCAGTAACTTTTAAATCATTTTTTGTTAAATTTTTATTATAAGGTTCAACAAACTTATCTACTTCATTATTATATTTTTCAATTATCTTAGTTGCCTCTTCTTTAAAATTTGGGTTTCTAGGACTAAGTTTTGCTAAATCCTTTTCTGCTTGAATTAATTTTTTATCAAGTTTTCTTTCTTTAGCTTGGTTAATTTGTTTTTTAATTACTTGAGTAAATAAACTGTAAGGTGCTGTTCTATATTGTGCTGATGAAGCTAAAGATTTAATTTCATCTACTTCATATGCACCTTTTGATTTAATAATGTCTTGTATTCTTTTTCTAAGTTGTGAAAAATAAGTTCTTTTTTCTCCAAGTTGCTTAGCTGCTTCTGCTTCAACCCATTTTCTTTGAAGCGCACCATATGTACCACCAAACCGTTTTGTGCCTGCATCTTTAAGAAGTTCAGTTCTACCACCTATTAAAGATTTACTTATTCTTTGAGCTGTTTCAACTAATTTAGGATCTTTATTTTTTAAATAACCTACTTCTCCAGCAGTAAGATCAGATATTAATTGACCTGTTCTACCCGCTGCTTGATACATTGGTAATTTTGTAACTCTTTTAACTTGTTTAATTAATCTATTTACATCTTTTTG